TTTTGGTTCAAGGTTGATGGGTTTTTTGTTGCCTGAATTTTACCACCCATCGAATGAATCACTTACACCACCGCTTTTCTATGTATGGCGACAAAGTGGCGACAGCGGTAAAACCCGTCGCAAAAATCTAAGTTCATTTCTCCTGGTTTTCACCCTCCCCACTTCCAAAAATCATCGATTCCTGGCAACAAATGAATAAAATCAGGAAAAAGAGTCAGCAAGGAAAGCCGAATGTTCGAATTTTACCCCGAGAGAACTTACAGCAGAACGGAAGTCATGAGTAAGCCAACGCCAGTTCCCGCAGTGAACGGCGTCTATTTTTGGTGGTTCAAAGAAATCCCCCCGGGCGTACCGGCAGAAGGTTGCATTACCTGTGACGGTTACACGCTACTTTACGTCGGCATTTCGCCAGATCGGCGTGGGAAACCGAACAGTCGTTCGAATCTGAGAAAACGTATCAAAACGCACTATAGCGGCAATGCTGCAGGCTCAACGCTCAGGCGCACACTTGGCGTGTTACTAAGCGGTATAAGTTGCTTTCCCCTGCGCCGGGTTGGATCTGGCTCCAGAATGACATTCACTCATCCAGGCGAACAGTGGCTCGATGCCTGGATGGAAAAGAATGCCAAAGTTCACTGGATACCTGTTGAAGCGCCATGGGAACTTGAGGACATGCTGATTGCATCGATTCCTCTCCCATTGAACATTCAGGGAAATGCTCATGATTTTAAAATTACGCTTTCAGGAATGCGTAGTCAGGCTGCAGCAGAGGCAAGATTGATGGAGATTGCTGATGAAAGGGGATTTAGAAGACGACTATTGGCGCAATAACAAAAACTAAGCCAGTAATCCTTGATCAGTAAGCTAATTGCTCCTGCATTCCTTTCTGATGAGGTGGTGCGGCGCTGGCGCTGAAGGTCAGCATTTCGGTGCCCAGGCTCTCCGGATCGTCAGTGGCGGCCAGGCCTAAAAGGTAGGCTTTGTCGGTGTCGGCAAACTTCGGGTTTACTTCCCTAGAGGTGAAAAGCTTCTTGCTCTGGATGAATATTTCTAGATTCCGAAATTCTAGGAGCAGCGCAAGGTTGCGTCCGGTATGGCCATTCGCAAAAAATGGCGGCAGACCTATTTTTCCACGCCATCCAGCCTGACCCACAGCGCCTATCCGTTCTGGTCCGGCGCACTGTTCAACCGGGGCCGCAACAAAGCCGACAAGGTGGATATTGACCTGACTCACGGCAGCCTGGCCCCCGGCCTCCTCTGCCCTGACGGTCAGTACCGCCAGATCGTCACCGTGGAGGATGCGGTGCGCGGCGGCTGTAACCTGTTCGACCTGGACCAGTTGCGCATGGAGTACAGCCCGGACGAGTACCAGAACCTGCTGATGTGCGAATTTATTGACGATCTGGCGTCGGTGTTCCCGCTCAGCGAGCTGCAGGCGTGCATGGTGGACAGCTGGGAGCTCTGGTCCGATTTTCAGGCGCTGGCGTTGCGCCCGTTTGGCTGGCGCGAAGTCTGGATCGGCTATGACCCTGCGAAAGGTACGCAGAACGGCGACAGCGCCGGATGCGTGGTGATGGCTCCGCCAGCCGTGCCGGGCGGCAAGTTCCGCATTCTTGAGCGGCACCAGTGGCGCGGAATGGACTTCCGCGCGCAGGCTGACGCGATCAAAAAGCTAACGCAGCAGTACAACGTGACCTATATCGGCATCGACTCGACCGGCGTCGGCCACGGCGTTTATGAAAACGTCAAAGCATTCTTTCCGGCGGTACGGGAGTTTGTCTACAACCCCAATGTCAAAAATGCCCTGGTGCTCAAGGCCTACGACATTATCAGCCACCGCCGCCTGGAGTTTGACGCCGGGCACACCGACATTGAGCAGTCTTTCATGGCTATCCGCCGTGCCACAACTGCCAGCGGCAACCGCCCCACCTACGAAGCCAGCCGCAGCGAGGAAGCCAGCCATGCTGATCTGGCCTGGGCAACGATGCACGCATTGTTTAACGAACCGCTGCAGGGCGAAGCCGCCAACACCAGTAACATTGTGGAGATTTTTTGATGGGCAAGAGGAATAAAAACCGTGCTGGAGCTGCACAAAGCGTGCAACACAGCGGCGCAACAACGGCAGAAGCATTCAGCTTTGGCGACCCGATCCCAGTACTTGACCGCCGGGAATTGCTCGATTACGTGGAGTGCGTGCAGATGGACAGCTGGTATGAGCCACCCGTGAGTTTTGATGGCTTAGCGCGCACCTACCGCGCCGCCGTGCATCACAGCTCACCGATTGCCGTTAAGCGCAACATACTGACCAGTACCTTTATCCCTCATCCGTTGCTGAGCCAGCAGGCATTCAGCCGTTTTGTGCAGGACTATCTGGTATTCGGTAACGCCTATCTGGAAAAGCGCACCAACCGGCTCGGAGGCATTCTCTCGCTGGAACCGTCGCTGGCGAAGTACACCCGACGCGGCGTGGATCTGGATACCTACTGGTTTGTGCAGTATGGCATGACCACACAGCCGTATGAATTCACCAAAGGCAGCATTTTTCACCTGATGGAGCCGGACTTAAACCAGGAGATTTACGGCCTGCCAGAGTATCTGTCAGCTATCCCCTCCGCTTTACTGAACGAGTCCGCCACGCTGTTCCGCCGCAAGTATTACATCAACGGCAGCCATGCTGGATTTATCATGTATATGACCGACGCTGCACAAAATCAGGAGGACGTGAACAACATCCGTCAGGCCATGAAAAGTGCCAAAGGGCCGGGCAATTTCCGCAACCTCTTTATGTACTCGCCGAACGGCAAAAAGGACGGGATTCAGATCATCCCGCTGTCAGAGGTGGCGGCCAAGGATGAGTTTCTGAACATTAAGAATGTGAGCCGTGATGACATGATGGCCGCGCACCGCGTTCCGCCGCAGATGATGGGTATCATGCCAAGTAATGTTGGGGGATTTGGGGATGTGGAAAAGGCTAGTCGGGTGTTTGTTCGTAATGAACTCATTCCCCTGCAAAAGCGGTTTGAGGAATTAAAT